CTATGCTTGGTCTCGGATCTTTACTTGCAAGGAGATTATCATGAAACACTTTAAAACACCTTATGTACGAGTCCGCGGCGGTGAAACTTTTCCGTCGCAGTCTGGTTCATGGAGGCATTGGCGTTCTGATAACGGTGGCACCCCTTATGTTGTTTATGCGGGTGCTAATCTTGTTACCAGAAGATCTGTCGTGCAAATGACAGATACAGTCGTGCCAGGTTTTAAAGCTATTAGTGCAGCGGGTGGTATTGTTAACAACCCGATGACAAAAATCTCCTCCAGTCTATATTCCGGTGGCGGTAGTTATACTGCTACTAACGGCACTTCTCGTGTTTACGGTGAACCCGTAAACGGGGGCTCGGCTTCGCTTGATGCTGCTGCTGTATCAGGATTAACTCGTTTAATCACGAGCTATGATGATACAAAAGTTATTGCACAAGCTAAGCTTCTAGCCCTAGCGAATATAGACGCAACTCCTTACGCCTTCTTCGAAGATCTATTGGAAATCCGTGAAACGATTGAGTTTCTAAGAAATCCCCTCTCTGCAGTAAACGACCTTTCCAAGGCCGCTAAAGCATGGAGGAAGAAGAAATTCGGGGCCGCTGCTGATTCAGCTGATGCGATTGCATCTGCCTGGACTCAGTATCGGTTCGCTATAAGCCCGCTTATCCGAAGCGCTAACAACGCTTGGGAGGCTTATAAGAAAGGTAAGAAGCATATTCCGAAACGTCGGACTGCTCACGGATCCTGGATCGGTGAGCAAGTTATGAATGTTCCGGACAAGTTGATTGGCATTAACCACTTCGTCCAGGATGATAACTGGAGGACAGAGGTTCATGCATCCATTCTCTATGAGGCTACCAACCCCATTTTGACATGGCAACAACAGCTTGGTTTGCGTAATAAGGATTTGCCAGAGACTTTGTGGAACATCGTTTCCCTGAGTTTCATGGTCGATAGATTAATTGACATTTCCTCTTCAATCAAAGGACTTGTCGCTCTATCGGATCCAAGTATTAATATCCTATGTGGGTCTGTCCGGAAAAGAGTTGTTTCATCATACTCTTTTTCCTGGATAGGGCAAAACCAGCCCCCCCCATGGTCCGTTTCTGTGTCTGGCGATACTGTTATGCAGCAAGATGACATAACGACTCGCTATCCATGGATTCCTTCCCCGTCTGATGCTATCCCACCTATAAAGTCCGATGTTTTCGGTTATAGAGGTATGTTATCTGACGTCAATTCAATCATCGATCTAGTTGCTCTTATCCAGACCAACTGGGGAAAATAATAGTAATATTATTTTCAAATCGACAATAACCAAAAGGATAAAACAATGAGTCTTGTTAATGCCGCTGTAGTAACAGCTCCAACAAGCATAGCCCCTACTGGCGGGTCGGCCTTAGCTTTTCAGGCCAAGAACCCGGGTGCGGATCCCCTTCAGCTGTATGTGGCTGCTGATACAGATTTACGGCTACGCCGTACAATCGATATCAGTATCAAGCCACCGAAGGTGAACGCGGGTATGCCTAATGGTTTTACTCAAGGTCAAGTAGTAGCTCGCTATAACAAGCCGAAGCTACTTGCCAATGGTAAAATCACAACCGCATCTGTCAGGATCTCTATGAGTTACGACGTTGAGAATTCTCAGGCCGAAATTCAAGAGCTGATGGATGTGGGCGCGCAAATGTTGTTCGATAGCGATTTCACTTCACTGTGGAAAGCGCAATCGTACGCATAGTACCCTTAATTTTCTTTACAATATCGGGAGTTCTTCCATGCGTAAACCAGTAAAAAAGTCGAAAGGGGTTCGCTCTTTCAACCCTGTTGAAATTATCTCTAAGATTCAACAGGCGATTAACCTTGATCTGAACTCTATAGATGACACAGTTGTATCACCTATAGAGGCGAAGTTTGTATATGAAAAACAGTCCAACGAATTTCTTAAAAAATTCGTTACCGATCAGAGTAGAAAGGATAGCCTTCACTTGAAGGCTTTTGTTGATTTTGAAAAATTGAACAATGAACTTGGAGAAGGTTCTTTTTTGCCTTTTCCTAGTGTTGCTCGTCTTTCAAAGAACCATACGAAGTTTGACAAGATTTTGTTAGTCGCACGTTCGGTATGCCATTCTATTCTAGGGTCACTCGATGAAGATGAGTGGTTCTCGGCGTGCCAGCATTCTAGTGGTACGTCGATAGGTGTTCCGTATACAGCCACCAACGTTGAGGACAAATGGAAATTCCCTTTGTCGGCAACAGGTGGTATTCGCTCATTATTTACCCGATATCTCGCCTGGTATCCACGTTTCCGTGAATACCTGCTTCGGCACAATCAATCCATTGAGGTTGAGATATTAGAAGTAAATGGATCAAGAGGCACGACTGTAGACAAAAACGATGTTGAACGACGTTTTATTTGCATTGAACCTACGCTGAATATGTTTTTCCAGCAAGGTCTGATGACACTTATGTACGATCGTTTACAGAGTTTCGGTCTGGACGTGAGCCGAGCTCAAAACCTTCACAGAGAACTTGCTTATTTCGCGTCTGTATTCCGTAGAATCGGAACTATAGATTGGTCGAAGGCAAGTGATAGATCTCGTACTTCACTGTGCGCGTTCCTATTTCCTTCTCAATGGTTTTCAGTTCTCGATCTCGTGCGAAGTCCATCTATGGATCTAAATGGTTCGTGGGTTGATCTTAACATGATATCGACCATGGGGAACGCAACGACTTTCCCTGTGGAAACGCTCATATTCTATTCTCTTGGAGTTGCAACCATGTCTGTCGAAGACGGTCATATGACCCTATTTCCGGATTGGAAATATTTTAAGTCAATGCACGTTTTCGGAGATGATTGTATCCTACCAACTACTTTTGCAGACACGTTTGTTAGTGTTTGTGAAGGTGTTGGCTTCGTCTGTAATCGGTCTAAATCCTTTTATGACGAAGGAGAAGCTTTTAGAGAGTCCTGCGGCGCGGATTTCTTACGTGGCCGTAACGTTAGGATTGCTTACGCACATCCTCCCACAAGTAACCGATTATCAGCGTTGGAGCCTTGGCTGTATACATTACTTAATGTCCTTACAAAGAAGTATATTTCTTACTTCGGGGAATTAGATTATGTTTACAACAAAGCTTTGTATCGCTGCATATTCGCTACTTTTCATGAATTCAATCTTTCTCTTAAGATTGTCCCTCATGACTATCCTGACGATAGTGGTTTTAAGCAGTGGGACCTACGAATGGCCCATGCTTATAAACTTCCTAAAGTCTCTCCCATACATCGATCGAAATCTGGTTTATTTCGTTTTAGCTTTTTGCGTTTTTCTTATCGCAACAGGTCTGAGACAAAAGTCAACCCAGATTTCCGTTATTCTCTCTGGCTTCAGGGCAAGCATTCTTACCGTGCTGTATATCATGTTAATGATATGTTCAGTTCCGATACTAATGTTTGGCCTTTACCTAAGAGAAAACGTCTCTCGATTTATGAAGAAAAAAGGATAGGTGGTTATGTCGTGTCTAAAGGGTTAACACATATTCCATTTGTGTAATGCTTTAGAGAG